CGCGGTGGCTGTCTGCTGAATCGCCGCAGTGTTTACGTTAATCGCTGAGGTGTTCGAGCCAATCGCTGAGGCGTTCTGCGCTACAGACACGCTTAACTGATCGGTCTTCGTGACCATCGCCGAATTGCTGGTGGCGACCACCTGCTCCAGCTCGGTGATGTTCGCTGCGTTCTCGCCAACCTCTGCGTCTAGCGTGGTCAGCCGCTGAGCCATCGCATAGTTTTCAGAGGTTCGGACTTTCTCTTCGGTAGCAATCGAGGCAGTACTGGTCCATCCCTTCAGCGCATCTGCCAGATCCCCTTCCCCGTTGTCGTCTCTCGACGATGCTCGCAAGGCCTGGAATGCTGTCGCTTGAGAAGTGATCACGCCGTCGAGCTCAATGATCTCGGCGGTGTTGGTCGCGACCTGCTGCGCCAGTCCATTGGCCGTCTCGACCGTCTGACCAACGTCGAGCCAGTAGGCAGGGTTCGGCGGAGGAGAATCGAGCGGCACGTTGCCGGTCGCCTGATAGATCCGCTTGCCCACTACCACCAGGTCGTATTCAACGTAGGTGATTTCAGGGTCATACCCCTTGAGGCCGTCGAGCGCATCGATCTGCGCCTGAAGCCCCGGGATCTTTTGGATTTCCTCCAGCAGGTCAGGACCAAGTTCTGTCTCTGTAATCTGGCCGGCGATCATTTCTAGAATGTCTCCGGCGTTTGAGCTCGACTGCCCCTGCACGCCCATGCCGATTGGATACCACGGCCCGATGTTGCCGATCTTGTCGACGATGCGACCCCAGAAGTAGAGCGTCACGCCAGCAGCCAAGCCGAGCATGGAGAAGTCGCTTTGCGGATAGGCCAGATCGGTCAGCTTGGTCGCGGTCTCAAGACTAGTGGTCGGCCCGTACCAGATTTCAGTTCGCTGGCTGTCCTCGGCACCGGCAGGGAAGCCCCACTTGAGGTAGATGCCGAACAGCAGCGGCGTGGCAGTCAGATAGCTGAGCGCCGGCGGCAGCCCCTCCTTGCCCTTGAGGTCGGTCAGAATCGAGTTGCGCCAGACCGACGATATGTCGAAGGCGCTGACCGCACGCACGCGAGCCACGTACGCTCCGGCGTAAATGCCGGTTACGTCCACGCTGGTCATCCCGGTGCGCGGGAGCTTGATCCAATTGCCGCTGTCCTTACGCCATTCCACGTCATACCCGACGGCACCAGCAACCGCTGGCCAGGTAATGCTCATGGTCGCGACGGCAATGCCCTGGGAGATAACCGAGGTCGATGTCAGGGTGACGCTGGCCGGCGCTGGAACCACGGTGATCGGCATCACGCTGATTGGGCGTTCTTCCAGTCGTGCGCCGGTATCAATGTGCGCAAACTTGCTCGGGTCGTACTGGATAGCGGAGATTTCAAATACGCCAGGCTCGGGACGTGAAACGCTGGTCACGCGGTACAGCGGCACGGCCAAATCGTCAGCGTCGAGCGCCCAGACAAGCTCGCTCTCCGGCACTGCTGAATAGGCGACAGTGACAGTAACTGCGCGCCCCGCCACGGCCTGCACCGTGCGCCCTTCGCACTTGCCATTGGGCAGGTTCAGGATCAGTCGATCGCCCGCCTTGGCCTGTGTGTCGCGGTCGAGGGTGATGGTGCGGCCAGACACCGTGGAGATTCGCCCACCGATTGCACGGCCCGCCAGCAGCTCGTCGGCAACGGGAATAACGTAGCCAGGCAGAGGGATGCGTCCGTCGAGACCGACCTTGAACGTGATCCCCCGATCCTTGGAGTTCGTCAGTAGCGCCCACTTGCCCCGGCGCTGGGCTTCCGATTCGCGGGTACAGCCAATCGCGCTGATTTCCAGCGGGTTGTCGCCATAGCGCCGTTGCAGTTTCGGATCGGTCACCGAGGTGACATCCGTGTCGTAGTTGTTCGCCGGGTTGTCGTAGCTGATCAGGGCCCGGCTGTACCTGGTGCGCTCCGATGCGCTCGAGTAAGTGAACTTGCCGTCGATGACGTTTGCCCGGGTATAGGCGAAGTCGAAGTCGGTTGCGCGCGGCATGTCGGACAGGCTGAACAGCTGCCCTTGCGCCCAGTAGGTCATGCCGCGATAAATCGCCGAGATATCGCGCAGCAGGGACCAGGCGTCGGCCTTTCCTTGCAGGTTGAGATTGCAGATAAAGCGCGGCTCCTGCCCGCCCTTATTCGCCTGACTCGCTGATCGGCGAAGACGGCCTGTGCGAGATCAAGACCAAGCTGCCGAAGTTTCAGGTGGAAGTGATCCTCTCCGGCGAGATCCCGAAAGAGCATGTTGCGCAGTGCCAGGGCGGTTTGTGGGTATCGGATCGCGAGTGGATCGACTTCGTCAGCTACTGGCCGGGCATGAAGTTGTTCGTGAAGCGTGCCTACCGTGACGAAGTGATGATTCGCAAGATGAGCGAACGCGTCAAAACCTTCTACGAAATCCTCGACGAGCGCATGAATCGCGTGCTCGGCATCGCCGCTTAAGGACATTCCATGCCAACACTTACCGACGTCGGCCGCATTGGCCGTGACGCTGAACTGCGCTACACCCCTGGCGGTGATGCCGTAATCAATCTGGCACTGGCCTGCGACTACGGTCGCAAGGGCCAGGACGGCAAGCGTCCGACTCAGTGGGTTGATGCCACTCTCTGGGGCAAGCAGGCCGAAGCCATGGCGCCCTATCTGCTCAAGGGCCAGCAGCTCTACTTCACCATGGAAGATGCCCACATCGAAACGTACGCCAAGACCGGCGGCGGTGAAGGCTTCAAGCTGACGGGCAAGATCATCCTGATCAAGTTCGTCGGCTCACCGCCTCAGGCGGCCAATCAACCGCAGCAGCAGTCCAGGCCACAGCAACCCCGGCAGCAGGCGGCGACCCGGCCAGCGCAAAACCAGCAGGCAGCCCCGCCCGATAGCTTCGACGACGACATCCCCTTCGCGCCCTTCCACCATTTAAACGGTGTCTGACATGGACCAAGCAATCGAAGAAGCCGCAAAGCGGCAATGTGGACTGGAGGCGGCGAAAGCTGCCTTCTTTGCTTCTGGGGGCCAGGCGCAACTGATCCCGACTGGCCTCGGCAAGGACAGCCCCGGCATCGCTCAAGTGCCTAAGCCCGCATACGGTTATCGGAACATCGAGGCGCCGAAGAGTAAGCGCGGGAGACTCATCAGCGACGATGAAAAAGCCGCCTTGGCCAATCAGTTGATGGAGTGCAAAGCGGCCGGCATGACGCGGTACAAGGCCAGCAAGCACTTGGGCATCAGCGAAACGCTATGCCGCCGGCTGATCGCCGATTACTCGCTCGACTTCCCGGCATCAGCCTGATGCGCAGGATGGCTCGCGTGCAACAACGCAAACGACAAACCTGGCTGGCATTGCCGGCCAGCGGCATTGAAGAGGTTGGCCATGGCCAAAAGTGGAAAGGATCGGTCGGTCAAGGCTGCCAAGAAGCGGATCGAGCTCGACGAAAAGGAACTCCGGCATCGGTGCCGACTCGGCACACGCAACATTCTTGAAGAGTTGATGGCCTGGAACGAGGATACCGAGCAGGCCTCTGTTATCGAGGGCGTCCTGCGGTACGTGCATTCTCTCGGACCTGAAGGTGCGCGAAATGCGCTTCGCGCGCGCCACGAAATCGTAATTAGCGAAAGCGTGGCGCGAGAGTTTCGCAATCAGAGTCTGGCCGAGTTAAAGCGTGATCCCGGAGATGAAGTAATTGCCCCCTAGGCAACGTCGAAAGTTACCTGCCCAGGTGCTGCCAAAGCAATTTTAACCATGCTGTCGGGAAGCAGGTTGTTACTGCGGATCGTCAGATGCCCACCTCTTCCTTTCATCGCATTAGCAATCTTTATCAAACTCTCCGGCAGGTAGTTCTCACCGACAGTTAAATTTGCCCCAGCCTCAGCAACCCTGACTAGCGAATCAACGAGATAAGCCATTTAAACGCTCCGTAAAGGGCGAACTTGCCCAGATTCTTCATATCACGACAAACATCCAAATTGCCACCACCGGTCACGGAGGCCGCGCCTACCTGGAAGAGCTTTCGAAGCTACCTGGCAGAAACGGCGATCCACCGCGCCCCTTCTTTTTCTTTCGGGCTTTCCCTTTCTTCTCGCCTAGAGCTCTTTTCATCGCCGCCTTCGCAGCTTCGTCTGACGTTAGCTCTATGCCATCTGACGCAGCTTGGGACTTCGCCGAATCGAGACCATTGATGAACCGTTGGGTTCGTTTATCGAATGCCATTTTTCACCCCTGATCCGACTCTATGCCGGTCAACCCTAATACCCCACTTCAACGAATCACGCCAGCCGGCGAGGCAATCGGCTGTCTGGAGCAGTTATGAATCCCTATCTGATCACGGGTCCGGCCCAGATCGGCATCAGCGGTGGTCGCACCAGCGGGCACATGGTCTACAAAATCCTTGAAGCGTACGGCGGCGCACTGCCGCCGGACGTTCACCTGTTCTTCCAGAACACCGGCAAGGAGCGCGAGGAAACACTAATCTTCATCGACCAGATGGCCAGGCGCTGGAACGTGAACATCGTCTGGATGGAGTGGTGCCGTGTGTACGGCCAGCCGGATGACGCGCCCTGGTATCGACTGGTCGACTTCGAAACAGCCAGCCGCCACGGCGAGCCGTTCACGATGATGCTCGAGTATTACGCCGCGTACCGGAAAGCCGAAAAGAACCTGGCGCCAGTTCTGCCGAATTTCTCAAACAACATGTGCACTGCCTACTTGAAGATCAAGATTGGCGAGAAGCACATGCGGTCACTGGGTTATGGCGAGTGGGATTGCGTGATTGGCATCCGCAAGGACGAACCTGGACGCTACCACCGGATGATGGCCGCCAACGCAAAGGGCGGAACACGCTGGGACAACGTTTGCCCCTCGTATACCGCAGGAATCACGAAGGAAGACGTTGCCGAATTCTGGATGGCACAGGACTTTGACCTCGGCATGGATTCCGACTTTGGAAACTGCGACCTCTGCTGGAAAAAAGGAGAGGACAAGCTATTCAAGGCGATCCAGGCCGAGCCGGAACGGGTGATTTTCTGGTCTGGCGCCGAGGAGAGGTTCAACCAGGTATTCCGCATGGACCGCCCGAAGTACTCCCACTTGGCCTGGTACGCGGAAAACTACAAGGGCCAGATGGATGCATTTGGCTATTCCGAAGACATCGACTGCTTCTGCGGGGACTAGCCCTCACTCATTGCAAGTATGCGTGCGCATATTGCGTCGTAAGCCTCATAGAAATGATATTTGGGGAGATGCTCCGTTTCGCGGAAATCCCCAATTCTGCGCTCTCGCTCAGGCTTGAAACTTTCAAGAAATGGATCGTGCTCTGCAATTATGATTTCTGGCTGTTCATAGTCATCGAACTGGCTACCCGTTATGTCGATGAGCGTACCGTTCAGGTCGAGCCATACGTGTGAATTCAGTTCGCGGTTACGCCCTCCAGATCGCCCGTGAATTCTCAGCGCGCCAGGATAGCCGTGGTCAGCGAGGTAAGCGGCCAATAGCAACGACGTGTCATCGCACGAGGCGTGTGGGAACTCCTTGGTAATGCTGACTCCGAACCAATGGCCCGCCTCGACCAATTCTTTCAGTGCCGATCGAAACTCGGAAACTACGACGCCCAATTCTCGCTGACCCACAGCCACCTCCATCCAAATATGCGGCGAACTATAACCGCGAGGTTTCTCCATGCCCACAGCAATAGATTTATTCGCCGGACTCGGCGGATGGTCAACAGGTGCCCGCAATGCAGGCATCGACATTCTCTGGGCCGCCAACCACTGGCCGGTGGCGGTCGAGTGGCACAGCGCCAACCACCCGGAAGCGATCCATATCTGCCAGGACCTGCACCAAGCTGATTGGTCGAAAGTGCCGGCCCACGACATCATGCTGGCTTCGCCGTGCTGCCAAGGCCATTCGAAGGCCCGCGGCAAGAAGTCTGGGAACGCTCAGCACGACGCATCGCGGTCAACAGCTTGGGCGGTTGTGTCGGCGGCCGAGTTCCACCGGCCCGAAGTGGTGCTGGTGGAGAACGTTGAAGAATTCACCGACTGGGCCTTGTATCCAGCTTGGTCACAGGCAATGGCCGCGCTCGGCTACATGATCGCGCCGCACGTCGTTGATTGCGCCGATCTTGGCGTGCCACAGCACCGCGTACGCCTGTTTTTGGTCTGCACGCGGAGTAAAGCACCGCTGAACCTTCAGCTTCATCAGCGTCAACACGTTCCCGCCTCATCGTTCATCGACTTTGATGCGGGCAAGTGGACCGCCGTTGTGAAGCCTGGTCGCGCAGAATCGACGTTGCTGCGCGTGAAGAATGGCCGGGAGCGCTTTGGCGAGCGCTTCATCATGCCCTACTACGGATCCGGCTCCGGCCTCACTGGCCGAAGTTTGGCGCGCCCGATCGGGACCATCACCACTTTAGATCGGTGGGCCTTGGTGCGCGGCGATGAGATGCGGATGCTCTCGGCGAACGAAGCACTTGCGGCTATGTCGTTCCCCACGAATACACAGCGGCCGGACAATCATCGACTGACTATGCACATGGCCGGCAATGCGGTACCACCGCTGGCTGGTCAACGGATTATCGAAGCGCTAAAAGTTGCCGCCTGACCCGGCCTCATCCAATCCACTCAAGATTATTTCAGCGAATAAGTTTATCTTTTAAATATTGTTCTGAAAGTGCTAGCCGGCGATTGAAATCTTGAGTGAACTCGTCACCTTCTACACTCAAATCATCGTAGAGAATATCTCTACGTTTTTTTTGTAGCTCTGCATGTGCCTTACGCATGTCATTTGCCTCTGACGGATTTATTATCATCAGATAAGATCGAACAAACGTACTAAGCTCCAATTCCAACTTAATGAGCTGCGAAACTATAGCTCGAAGCTTCTCCCCCCAAACAACATCAGCCTCAAGAAGTTCAGACAGTAATAAAACCCTGATTTCTCCGGCCGCTTTGAAGCGCCGATCATAGGCTTTGCACATCCCCTGAAATCTTTCGATATCCGGATTCTCCGAGCGCTTTTCATTGTCGTCTGCAGAGGTTTCGGAGGCCATGATCATCGGGTGACGAATTCGTTTTATGGCCTCTCTGTACTTGTAGATACTCACTAAAATTTTTCGTGCAAGGTCGTGATCCGATGTCGCCCTTAACTGCCAACGCCATGCGTTAATTCCGGAAGCCGCTACACATACGGCAATGATCGTTGCTAGAGCTCCAAGAATTTCGAAGAGATCGTGCACATTATCGATTATGAAAAAACTACTTTTAATTGGAATCTGAGCCCAGACAACGCCGCATCCAAATAACAAAAAACAAAGCAACCATACAACCCAGTCACGCCTCATAAAACTCTCCAGATAATGGTATTACTATGCCATTAAGGTATCCCCATGCCCACAGAAAACAAACCGGCCGAGCCGCTGAAGATTGAGCGCTCGACAGCCACGAAGCTGGTGATTACCGGCGCACCCAGGCTCGACCCGATCACCGTGTTCCTTGAGGACCTGGCCCCGCACAAGGGCAAGATCACCATCAACTGCTGGGGCAAGAGCTGGACCGCCTATTGGGGCGGAATGTGGGACGGCCTGAACATAGGCCAGTTCTTCTGTGAGCTGAACGCGAGCTACATCATTGGCTACTTCGACAAGGATATGAGGTCCCGAAGGTTCAGCGGCAATGCGCTGGCGGACAAGGCGAAAAGCCTGATTCTGCAACAGCGAAGGGAACGCGAGATTGATCAAGGTGAGGCGCGCGATCTGTTTGACGAAGCGGAAGACGTCAGGCAGGTGAACTCTATCGATCATCTTGCAGGTGCTCACTACACA